ACCGAATTATGAGTTCGGGGCCTTAACCAACTTGGCTACTGTTGCCAAGTGCCTATTGTAACGTGCCGTCTTCATTTTTGTCAATAGTATTTTCAACAACCTGCTGGACGTAATCAGAAAAATGTTTTCTAATATTTCCAGATGGCCTTACTCCCATTGACTTCCATATTCTTTTATATTCAACTATATTTGAAAATGTAGTGGGGCATAGCATGAGTCCGTTATATTCTTTTAACGTTGTAGGAAGCGGAACATGTTTTCCACAGCACTTACACTCTTTAGCTTTTTCTTGGTATATGCTCATATCGTTGTCATTCCTTCTATTGCTGAAGCCAAATCGTTTGGCATTTTTGGCGCTCTAATTAAATTAATTGATTCTTCTGCATTCTCTCCCAAATCATTATCAAATGACATTGATTCGTAAGTATGAATTCTTATCTCATTATCTTTTTTAATCTTGGATCTACTTATTGAATTAAATATAGATCCGCATACAGCATCTGCAAGGTCTTTGGAACCTTTTCTAGGGTGGTCTACTCTATCTCTCATAATTTTTAATTGAAGTAGTTCATCAATTAACAAAGATATGTGAGGACCATTTAATCTTTCTTCCGCAACAACCATAGCCATATCATCGTAATGTTTTTTAGCAACAGATAAAATCTCTGTATTTATTCCATAAGCTTTAAGTTGCTGCATCATGTCATGAGAATTCCATCGGTCAAATGTGCAGACACGGATATTAAACCCACGAGTTTTAAGAGATAGAATGTAGTCTTTAACTTCTGTAAAATCAACTGACCTATCTGGAGTTGGGGTCCAGTATCTCACAGCATCTACATTTACAATAGGGGCTGGCTGAGAGTATTCACTTGTAACTTTAATGTTAACCCATCTATCTACATGTGCCATTGCAACTGCACAATGGTCATGCTTTTGTGCAAGGTCAACGTGTAAGAAATATTCTTTGTCTGGATCTGGTTTAAACCACTCTTCAAGTCTTCCAAACTTGTCTACTGCCATAGCCGCATTATTAAAAGCCTTTTCAACCTTTTCACGAGACTTAAAAAACGCATCAATCATTTCTGCTGGCATACATGCAAATCTGCCTAGGGCATCCTGCATATTCTTGTAAAATTCTACCTTATAGTCTTCAATCTTTTTAGTTGGATTGACTTCCCAAGACGGTCTCTTTAGGGCATAAGTTTTAGGAATAGCATAAGAAATAATGTGATCTTCTTCCCACTCAACTGTTACTTCATTGCCCTCTATTCCGTCTGGAAGATCATTGTCCATCTTTAGAGTTTTGCTTCTAATAATAATTTCTTTTTGTGCTATTGCGCCTTCATAAAATTTTTGAATAGGATCATTTTTAAATCGTGGGAAAGAAAGAAGAATAATCTTTCCAAAATCTGGAAAACGTGATATAACAGATCCACGATACATATCATATATAGCATCAGCAGTCTTGGCCTGATCGTGACCAGATGTGCTTTCAATTGCAAAGCCTGAAATTTCATCAAGAATCACGGTGATTACGTTGTATCCTTCCCAAGCCTCACGCTCTGAGTGACCTGAATGAACAGTAATGTTCTTATCAAATTTCATTTCTGAAGCTTTTGATTCATACTTACCAGAAAACCATGGCGACCTATCGATGCGTGTTTTAAATCCTTTAAAGAAAACATTGTTAGCTTGTTGAGCGTTAATAGCAATATTTAAAATATCAATTGAATCTCCTGGAGGCTTTCCATAATATGTTGCTGGATCCTTAAGACATAAAAGCAGATATACCTGATATGCTACAGAAATTGTAGCTGTGTAGTCTTTACCAGATCCCTTGCCCAACTGAGCAATAACTTCATTACATGTTTGCTTAAACATGCGTTTACCTTCATCTTCGCCAAACAACTTAATAAGAGTAGACTCTTTATATATCTGAGATGACTTTTCAATTAAAGTATATTGGTAACTTGATAAAGGCGGAAGCCCTAGATAATCTTGGCTAGTTACAAACGTGCCAAGATCAACTGGACGCTCTTCAAATTCTTCTCCGTCAAGTATGTCGATGATGTCATTAAAACTAAATTCCACTTGCTTCCTCTACCACAACTGATTCAATAATCCCAGTGATTTGTGACAGACGTTTAGCAACTTCTAACTTACATTTAGGACATGATGTGGTTACATCCTTAAGAATCTTAACAAGGACTTCTTGCTTACGCTCTGTCTCCGCAATTTGTGTTGCTATCTCTGCGTTATCTAAAAGACCTACCTGCTGTAACATGCCAATTCTTTTGGTTTCGATGTCCGCTATAAGCTTTAAGGCGTTAGACTTAACGTTAAGTTGACCAGATTGATCTGCGTCTTCTACTGTCTTCCAGGCCTCTTTAATAAGCATTGCATAGTGTTGGTCTGCCCCAGAGATTGCTTCTTTTGCACGTTCTCTGGAAGCAGTATCATTATGAACTACAGACTTCCATTCGCCAATTAATTCAACAACCTCTGCTCTTTTAAATCCAGTCAGGGTTGCAATTTGGGTAGGGTTATTGCCCTTAAGTAGTTCTTCAACTACCTTATTCATGCGATCATAATGATCTGCTAGTTCTATTTCCATATAACTAAATTATACTTCTAGTCGACTGAAATAGCAAGTTTCTTAGCGATTTTAAGTAAGATTAAATAACCAATCATATCGTCAATATCATTGTCTCCAGCAAAGCCAGATCCATTCTTAATTCTATTTATCTTATCATCAATACGGATTTTAATTTGCTCTTGATTATCCGCCTGAGAAAATATACGAATTGGACTCAGTGCTGAGTCTCCATAAGATATATTCTTTTCAATTAGCATTCCTGCTATTTCAAGGCACTCTCTAATAATTTTATGTCCAGATGGTGCATCTGTTGCAATTAATTGTAAGTCTGTCACCCATGCTTGATAGCTATCTTTATTTGGATAATCTGTTCCCGCCATTATTCCATCTCCTTATATAGTTGTCTAAGGCCCTTTAATGTGCCTATATCCATATACTTACCACCTGGCCTTGCCGCTCTTACGTCTAGATTTATATCAATCCATTCCTGTATTTGTTTTCCTGGATGCTCTAGATCTGGATCGATGTATCTTATCAAATTTTTACGAAATAGCATAGTCCCCCACATATGTGGATACTCACAGTTAGATGTTTTATCCATAGAAGAAAGAACCTTATCTCCAGATAATAATACTTGTCCAACTCTTCCCTTTAGTTCTTCGCTGCAATCCCATGTGCCAAGCACAAGATCTCCTGGAACACTAATCATTTCTTTATAGATATTCTTTTGAGATCCATAAATATATGTATCTGGCATGCCAACTAAAACTGTATCGTTGTAATCACCTACCATAAACTTTACTGCATCTGACATGGTTGAAGGCTCACGAACAATTAACTTAATATTCATATCCATGTTCTGAATAATAGGAACCCACTCTGCCCTAGTAGAAACTCTAACTTCATCACACACCTCTAGCATTTGCTCCACATGCCACTGCAAAAGACATCTTTGATCAGATATTGGTAAACAAAATTTAGGTATGCCGCCCACTCTTGATGCCTTACCAGATGCTGGCAAAATTCCTATAGTTGACATTAATCTTCCCATTCACTAGGATTAAACCCGTTAGGGTATGAATCATTTACCATTGGATCTTTTTTCCAAGCAATCCAACCAGCTTCTCTATCGTCTCCCCAATACAAATGAACAACATCTATATCTAGTAAGCGTCTAGCTTCTTCTCCATATAATATTTTTACGTTATTGTTTTTTAGCCAATCCATTTCCATAAGTTCTGGTGCCCATTCTGTTAAAGGCTTTTCGTATGGATTTACTCCCAGTTCCTTGTAGATAGAATCAGTAAACATTTGAACGTCAGTATAATAATGAACCATATGATTATGCTTAATTATTCCATCCTTACATCTTTCAACACACAGATCTATGGCAGCCTTCGTGATAGCGCTACCAGACTTTGATGCAATTACTTGTGTTGCAAGCCATGGTGTATCTCTTTCGATGTCCAGAAGTGTATCATTTTCATCCCTTAGCCAATTTGAAATTGGTGCCTTACAATGAGTATCCATATCTGCATACACTCCACCATGGATATAAAGAATTGCAAATCTCCACAGACCAGCTTTCATAACACCTAACGGTAGATTAATATATGTATTGTATACATCCTCTGAAAAATTCTCTTTAAAAAATGCTTCTCTATCTGGACCACTCATATAGCCATGCTGCCAGTCAGGATTATGATGCTTCCAGGTCTCTATACTTTCTTTCGCATATGCAGGAAGGTCTTCGTAAGAAGTTTCATAGGTTTGCCAAATATTTTTTTCTATACTCATCTTTTTTTAATTAATCCAAACTGCTCTAGGTATCTCTGTATAGTCATAGCAGAAACATTACACTCTTTTGCTATCTCTGGGATAGACTTCTTTTGCACAGCATATCTACGAAACAACCACTCTTTACTCTGATATAGTTTCATCTTTCTGTCAAAACTCCATTAGCGTAGTGGGCAATACCAAAACTATCAGCAACATCAAAGTCATCAATCTTAAGACCGTATCTATCATTAAAGTAATCAACAGTTCTTTGCTTACGCATATTGCGTATTTGATTCTTATACCAAGAGTCTGCGTATCCTGGATTCTTTAATCTTATATCTTCTTTTTCCGCCTTTGTTGGATTTTTGTTTCCAATATGAGCCTGCCAAGCGGTAGGAGAAATAGTGATAACCTTAGCTCCAGTAGACATAAGCTCAGCAATAACAACGCCATATACATATGATAATTTTATCACAGCATCAGGGGATCTGACAAGGATAGCACCTTCTACAACAATATAATCAGACTTTAACTCATCTAGCATTACAGCCATTTTGCGTTTAGCGTCATATATTTTTTCGTAAATGTCTGACCCAGTAAGTTCTATCTTACCCCATTTCAAAGGCTTATCGCCTTCCATTAGGCAAAATGCTACTGAATTTGTAGAGGCATCTATACCCAATACTCTATTGGCTTTAGTCTTTATCAGTTCCGCTAACTTCATTAATCATCCCTAATAATTTGCCCCTGTTGGTAACATTTACCTTTTTCTCACAGGTTGAACATAGATTTCCTTGATTATATCTACTCAGTTTAGTTTTACATTTAGAGCACTGCCTAAATGCACCATTTCTAATTGCCTTCTTTTCATAATACTTTTCCATAATTCTGCGATTAGTTGCTATACGGCAACACTCATCAGAACAATATTTTTGATTATGGGTCTTAGGCTCAAACTCTTTACCGCATTCTTTGTTAGAGCAGATCATATTTTTGGAACCTCAAATAGCTCTATTTGAACTGTTCCCAATTGAGTCTCTTTGTTATAGCATTCTTTTTTAACTGGGCAATAGGTGCATGGCATCTTAGACTTTGTTGCCCCAGCTGGCCTCATTGGGAGGTCTCCGTTTTTAAAGTTATCCCATACTTCTTGCATCCATAAAAATGCATCTTCAATTATCTTCTTGTTCTTATCATTCATTGATACTGGAATAATTAAAATCTCTTGGGTATTTTTATTTTCATACAAAAAGAATCCTTCTTTGGCATTCTTTAGCTTCATGTATGTAAGTAGTTGAAGCATATGATTAGCAGAAGATTTCATCTCAGACTGTCTTGTATCCCAGACTTCTTGCTTTGCCGTCTTAATTTCTCCAATGACAGTCTCGCCGTCATATTCCATAATAAGGTCAATAAAGCCACGGATTGGAGGATACTCATTAATGATTTCCTCTTCTTCCGCTTTCCATTGTGGCATAGTTTTAATTAGATTCTGTAAACGCTCATGTGCCTGTGTTCCCTGCGCCATATTAGCAACTGCAACAGCATCATTATCATCTATAAACATTGCGCCACTAAATGCCATATACCAATATCTTGGGCAGGTTCCATGACCATATCCAAGCGAGCTTGGGCTAAATGACTTCTTTGTCATCTCTCCATCTGCTCTTTTAGTATTTCTATAGGACTCATCAAGTAGTTGGGCAAAAAGTTCTGGATCGAAGAATTTTCCAGTATGTTTCTTAAACTTAAGGTTCTTTACTATGTCTCTAGCCATTTACGAATTATACCGAACGACATACTTAAGTGCATCTACAAGTTTGTCTATGGACTCCTTTACTGAATAATAAATGTTCTTCTTATTGTTATTTGTGGTTCCAGCTTTATCTTTTGCAATAGTTGAATAGTATGAAGCCATCACAGCAAATTTAGTTGACATAGCCTGTAACTCCATAATTAAATGAGGGGCCTTAGCAGAAGGCACATCTGGATTCATTAATAATTTTACCACAACTGCTAAAGTCCTGTCCAAATGCTCATCGCCCATAAATTCATGAAGATCGTTGAACTCTGTAATATTACTAATAAGCTCTAAAGTATTCTTATCTTCTGACATTATTGATTGTCCTCCCAAAACTGGATCAGTTCTTCTAATACCGCCCATTCAATTATTCCAAGACGAACCTTGGAATCTTCACCTATAATTATTTTTAATGCTGGGTGCATATCTCTATTTACCTTAAAGGTATCAGTGCATATTTTAGCCCATACTTCTTTGTTTAAAGTAAAAGATCTAGAGGCTTCTTTATAATCTACAAGGAACTGCTTCCATTGAGCATCACCTTTTTGATAATCCCCACGACCACTATTTTTTTGAGCTTTAGCGCCGTCTCTTTTAACTTCTGATCTTTCTGACACTACTGAACCTTAAAAATTGTTTCATGACCCCTGGAACATTTCCAAGACATTACTAACTCTATCGGGTCCCACGTTGCACCAGAAACATCTTCATCGCATTTATTGCATGCTCTAATTCCTGGAATGCTTTCTAGGTTATATTCTTTTTGCTCAATCTTTTTATCAAAAAACTCATTAAGACTTGGCATTTATATCTCCGATTAAGCTGTCTACAACATCTGGATTTTCCCGTAAGTATGCTACAGCCTTTGCACGTCCTTGAAAACGTTCTCCATTTACTGTATACCATGCTCCACCTTTTTCAATAACGCCGCACATTTCTGCAACATCTAGGACTTCTCCAACCTTATCTACTCCAAGACTTTCACCTTGGTAATAAAAATCATACTGTCCTGATAGATTTGGTGGGCCTAATTTATTATAATCAATAATCCAGTTTACTGGTCTTCCGACTCTTTGCTCGATGATCTTATCCCCCACCTTAACGCCAGCCTTAATAGCATTAGCCTCAGCTTCGCTAGACCAAAGCTTGATGACTGTAGACGAGAAAAATTTAACCGCCATGCCACCCGTTGGAATATGACTTGCATGCATACTGCCAAACTGATTGCGTTGCTGAGAAATAAGAACAAGAAGCGTGTTCTTGTTTGCGTAATTGAGCATCTTAACTGCATGTGTCATGTCCTTTGCTTCTGCACCGATTTGCTTTGTGTCCTGCAAATCTTTTAATTCATTTCCATCTTTTTCAAAGTAGATGGCTGGAAGTAATGCTGAGATTGAATCAACAACAATAACATCAACTCCTGCATCCATTAATTTTGTAGATACGTCAACCATATCATTTACAGTCTTAACCTTAGAGTGTATTAGAGCAGATGAATCTACACCTAATGATTCAGCCCATGTCTGATCATATGAATCTTCTGCATCAATCCATGCACAAGTCTTGCCATCTTTTTGTGCGAGAGCGATCATTTGTAAACAGAAAGAAGACTTTCCAGCAGATTTATTACCCCATACTAAAGTTTGTCTTCCATAGCCAAGCCCACCCTTTAATGCCATGTTAAGGCCAATGCTAGGTGTTTGCTGCCTAAAGACTTGAACATTTTGTGCGGACTGAACTCTTGCTCTTGTTTTCGGATCTAATTTTGCTAATATGTCATCTAATAAAATTTTCATTATTTATCTTTCTTCTCTCTGTTAGTATACCATTAAAATAAATTGCCGTGAAGCTTTGGACGCTCTTTATTTATATCCATTTTCTTTTGTAGAATTTCATCTATGCTATGAAGAACTGTCTCTTCATTTCTCATAGCAGCATAAATATCTAGCAGTCTAATAATCACATCTGCCATTTCCTCTACAATCTTTTCAGATCCATGGCTCTTTCTAATTGCTTCTAAAACTTCTGTAACCTCAGAGTGAACTAAAGCTAACTTATTACCAATTTTATCGTGAGAATATTCTCCGTCCCAAAATCCTTTTTCTCTAGCGGTCTCATGCAAAATTGCAGAAAGAGCGTCTAGTCCATACTCAGTTGTCACTTGAAACGCTTCCATCTTCTGTCTTACCTCTTAAACTAATCTTAAATACGAGATCTTTATCATCGTATTCTATTACTAACTCTTTGTCTTCTTTCCCAGCATCAACAAACTTTAAAGTAGGTATTGTCATTTGGCCGTATTCTTCTAAAATAGCAATAAGAATTTTATTCAAGCTCATAGAAGCAATAATATCTTCACTCATTTTATTTCCTTAATCATTAATGTTCCATCATCTAGTTTAGATAGAACAACCTTACACTTCATTCCTTCACGCATTTTGGCTAGCGCCATCTTGTATAGAGTAGAGAAAACAATAACTCTAGTCAAGTTCTTGTCTCTATCGGATAGCACTATGTGTGCCATTGTTTTACCAGCTTTTGTTTTATAAGGTGTAAAGTTTACCACAATATGCTCGTCTTCTTCAATAGTATATTCTTTTTTATATAGATACTCTACAAATATATCTTTAGAGCTAGGCGTAATATCTTTTACATTTATGTATCTTGCAATACGATTATCTCCAACAAGAATAAAATACATTTGGTTTGTTTCAATTGGAGTGTCTTCGTGGTGGAACAAACCAATAGTTCCAGTTTCATCTACTAGTTCGACTCTTGCCCAACCCTTACCACGCTTAATACTTTTAACCATACCAAACATAACAAAAGATCCAAGATCATCAAAGTCCTCGATAGGTCTAGCCTGAGACTTAATCCTTGGAGGAATAGACTCTAGATTAAAAGCTGGTATGCCAAGATACTCATAGTAATTTTCTTTTTCATTTCCGCTTCTCGGATTATCCTCAAACGCAGCGCCACCGATTGAATTCAGTGCTGCTACAGCTCTACTGTTAATTCCGCTTCCCTTTTTAGAAGCCTTATCAATAAATTCAGTGTAGGTTGAGAATGGTCTTTGGTCTATAATCTTGTTTGCAATGCTGTCTGAAATGAATTTAATTTCAGCAAGACCAAATCTAATTGCATTCCCCTGTAATGAAAAATAAAGCTTAGACTCATTAACATGGGGCAGAAGGACCTTAAGCCCTAGACGCTTGGCCTCAATTAAATATTCTGTTCTCGCATCTTTATCATTTTCATTTTTAAGAATTGAAAACATGAACTCAAGAGGATAATAGGACTTAAGCCAAGCAGTATAATAACTAAGCATAGAGTAAGCAACAGCATGGGAGCGGTTGAAAGAATAACCAGCATGTGCTTCAAAGTCGTGCCAAAGCTCTTCCGCCTTCTTGGTATTAATGTGCGTTGAAGCGCCAGTAATAAACTGATCTTTGAATTGGTCGAACTCATGTGCATCCTTTTTCTTTCCAATAATCTTACGAACTTTGTCTGCCTCTGACCATGACATTCCACCTAAGTGGACGCATGCCTGCATAACCTGTTCCTGATAAATAATAACACCGTATGTGTTTTCAGTAAACTCTTTCATAATTGTATGACTATAGTCTACGGCTTCTCTTCCCTGCTTACGGTTAATATATGCAGCACCTACAGTATTCATGGCACCTGGACGGACTAGAGCATTTGATGCAACTAAATCCTCAAACTTATCTACACCCATCTTCATTAAAAGATTTGTATATGGAGTTGCTTCAGCTTGAAACACACCTTTAGTATATCCTTCGCTCAACATCTTATAAACTTTAGGATCATCCATCTCTAGGCTAGACAGGTTTATTTCTTTGCCTGTTCTTTCTTTAATAGATTCTAGTGTATCTGAAATAACTGATAGAGTTTTAAGTCCCAAGGCATCCAGCTTAATAAGCCCGATATCTGCAACCTGATCCATATCATATGCAACAACTGGAATTCTACCAGATACATCATCACTAGCATCCGCTCTTGATTCAACTGGAGCAAACTTCCGCAAATCATCCTTGGCAACAACAACACCTGCGGCATGAACGCCTACAGAACGAATGCGCCCACGAAGCTTATCTGCTAGCCATTGAACTTCAGGATACTTGGCTCTAAACTCTTTTGTATTTGGTGAACTCAGAAAATCTTCAAAGGTGTCTATCTGCTTTGTTGCACGATTAACCTCTTGAAGTGGCACCATAAATACACGAGCAGCATCACGAATAACACCCTTATCCTTAAAATAAGTAAATGTAGAAATAGATGCAACGTGCTTAAACTTTTTCTTTAGATAATCTTTAACCTCTTTGCGGCGGCGGTCTTCAAAGTCGGTATCAATATCAGGAAAGTCATTACGCTCTGGATTAATAAAACGGAAGAACAGTAAGTTATATTTAATTGGATCTACATCTGTAATGCCTAATGAATAACAAACTAAAGATCCAGCAGCAGATCCACGACCTGGGCCTACTTTAATATTATTTTCTTTAGCCCAGTTAATCATGTCTGCCACAACAAGGAAATAAGAAGCGAAATTCTTTGAGGCAATAATGCCTAGCTCTTCTTCTATGCGCTCTAAATAAGCCTTGTCAGAAGCCTTCCCAAGCCTCTCTAAGCCCTTTTCAGCCAGTTGGCGTAGCTTTTCATCAGCATCAGTTTTAGGGACTGGCAGAAGGTCTAGACCCTGATTAAAGTCATATTCCCCAACCTTATTGGCAATCTCCATGGTATTGTCAAAAATGTCTGTTCGATTAATTAGATGTGCCTTAAAGTCAGCCTCAATTTCTTGGCGACTCTGGATAAATAGATTATAGTTCTGAAATGAAATTTTGCGGTCAGGATAAAGATAGTTAAATCTATCATTCATGTCTTTAATATTACGGGACATTTCAAAGTCAGCATCTTTATCAGCCTTTGGAGATGTGGATAGAATTAGCATTGCTTCTTCTAATACACGGTCTTCTTCTTTAGCAAAGTGGGCATCTCCTGTTGCCACCGCTTTAATTTTTAATTCATCGGCAAGGCTCAAAAGTCCTTCATTGATTTCTTTAGGGTTGTGAGATTGAACCTCAATATAAAAATCATCACCGAAAGTTTTCTTAAAATCTTTGAGAATAAGTTTAGCCTCAGAGAACTCATTCTTCTCGATGCATTTAGAGATAAGCCCATTAAGGCATCCAGAAAGAACAATAATACCTTCAGCATATTCTTTTAGAACCTCTCTATCAATTCTTGGCTTGTGATAAAAGCCTTCGTTCCAAGCAAGTTCCTGAAGTATATTAATATTCTCCAAGCCTTTTTTATTTTTGGCCAGCAAAATAATATGGTTGTATGCTTGAATAGATTTATCTGTCTTTGACGATCTATCAAATCTATCTGTTGGAGAAATATAAGCTTCAACGCCAAGGATAGGCTTGATGCCTACCTTCTTAGCAGCAATTTGCATTTCACGATGAGATGATAATGTTCCATGATCTGTGATTGCTATTGCTGTTTGCCCAGCATCTAATGCAGCTTGACACAACTCTTCAGGTGAGTTAAGCCCGTCCATTAAACTGTAATAGCTATGAACGTGTAAATGTGTAAAACTCAATTTTCCTCCGCCTTAATAAGGGGTGGGCCATTGCTGGCCCACCCGACTGCTTACCAATCTAGATCGCTGCTTGTTGCAGAATCTTTTGGTGATTCACCGTTCTGCTCTCCCGCAAAGAAGGCTTCCTGCTCTGTGTAAGGTAGGTCACGCACTGCAGTTTCTTCAAGGCTATACAATTCTAGCGAAGAATAATCAAATGCTGATTCATCTTTTGCAAGTGGAATAATTGTGTAGCTTGTGTCTGTCTTTGTTCCAGAACGCTTGATACGCCACATGAGATTTGTAATGCTTCCCATTTCTCCAGCATATTCAATTAGTGTAGGAGTTACAGTCTTTCCACTGGAACCCTGAGAAAGAATTGCTACATAAGGATCTTCTTTACCATCATCTACGAGAACGTTGATGTATAGTCGTGAGCGGCCCTTCCAGCCCTTCTTATAATCTTTACGATGTTGTTCACATCCCCAACACTTTCCTTGGTCGTCCATAGAGCATAAAGCCTTACGACGATAATTTTCTGGATTAGTGTGTTCAACGGCAATAAATCCTAGGCCGTTCTTTTCATTATAGCTTGGGGAATCAGGATCCAACTCCTGTAAAAAGCGAATCTTAACACTTTCGCCATCTTCTAGTTTTACCCAACGACCCTTTGTAGAATCAGAATCGCTGTGACTAGGCTTGTCCATTACTTGATTTAGTCCCTTAAGACCTTTAACGATACCCATTTATATCTCCTTAATTTATAGTTGATGGTATAGATCCATCTGTATTTATATTATATCACGATCTCCAAGATCTGTATTCTAAATCGGATACAGAGTTTTTAATACAGGACTTAATTTCCTCATCGGTCATATCTCCTGCATCTTTTGCATCATGTGGATATATCTTACCATATTCATACGAAGCCCACAAGATGTCTTTATTCTTTAGCTTGTTAGCAATACTCATGCCTAAAGCTCTGCGTGCATCATCTGCATCAGTCATGATTGTTATCTTATTAAAATACCTATTCAATATCTGATGTTGCTCATTAGATAAAAACCCGCCTAATGTTGCAACAACATTTGGAAACCCAGCCTGATGTATGCGTATAGCATCAAAGCTAGACTCAACTACAATAACGTGGCTTCCAATTTTCTTAGCACGATGAACATTAAATAGTGTTTTGCTCTTAGGCAGGTTGGTGCTATTCTTAAACTTTTTACCCTCAACTGATCTGCCTACTATGCCAATTGCTAATCCGTCTGGACTATGAACTGGAACAGTAACCATGCCCATGCTTTTTGAGTAGCCCAATCCAAAGTCTACAACTCCTTCTTGGATAATTCCTCTGGACTTAAAGTATTCTTTTCCTTCAGATGTAGAGAGCAGATCTGTATGTAGTTTATTTAATATGTCTGAGGAAAATTCTTCAAACGTTGGCCTATCTTCAAGCATCTCTGACATGACTTCATCAAAATCATTTAACGACTCAGTTTCTTTTGACGAGATATATCTCATAGCCTGAAAATCATTCTTCTCTAATATCTTTTTAATTAATTCTATTAGAGTCCCAGCCTCTCCGCATGCTGGATTAAAACAAATAAACGCACCATACTCTTTGCTTACGCTGAATGAAGATGTGTGTCTATTTGAATGGAAAGGGCAATAGCATAAAAAGTCATTACCAGTTTCTCCAACAACCTCAAGGCCTAAGCCTTTGACTATTGCTTTGATATGGCTGGATGAGTAATGCGTGGAATCAGCTTTCCTTGTGACGACCCCTCGTATTGCCATGCTTTCCTCTTTCCTATATAAAATCCATACAGAGACATTTGAAATCTCCATTCATCCTGTTCTGGATTGTATTCTACCGTCCAAGATGGATCCATGTCAAGGACTCTTATGTATCCCATGTCTCTCATCTGAACATCTAAAGTTCTCTCATTGATATCTTTTATTGATGCGGTTAAAGAATCATCTAAGAATTGCCCCGCCATACCAAACTTTTTAATCTTCTTATGCATCATTTTGGAAAGGGTTTTCATAAATTTCTTTGACGATACCTCTGTTGATATCCCAATCTAGGAATACATTGAACTCATGACCATGACGATTCTTTCGGCTAACTACTTCAATCATATTAGTATTTGTATACTTATGGATAGCAATAGCCATGTCAGCATCATACTCAATAGCCTTAGACCATGCTACCTGTGACAACATAGGCGGAGCATCTTGATCCGTAATATCATCCATAGTCGCAGCAGTAATATCAATTACTGGAATATTGTTGCTCATAGCAAGCATCTTAAACTCACGAGAGATATTCATATTACGCTCTGTTGCACCCATACTTTTTTTATTGTCAGAGAACAACTGGTGATAATCTAAAATCAATAAGTCTGGCTTATGCTGATCAATTTTGCCCTGAACTGTAGCAGGAGTTACTTCACCCATACCTTCATTAGATACTAGAACAAAGCCATTTTTATTTTCAAATCTTTTCTTTCCCCACGAACGGAAGTTATCAAGATCGATGTCACCCTTTGAAAAATCAGATGCTTTAAATAATCCTGAACCTAGCATTGTGTAAATACGATCACGCATATTCTCTGGAGACATTTCAAGCGATACAATCATAGGCTTAAATCCTTGCTCCCATGCCTTACACGCAAGATAGGATGTAAACCATGTCTTACCACGTCCTGGCCAACCAATAGCCACGATAAGGTGTCCTGGAGCCATTCCAGTTGGGTATGCTTTATCGATTGCTTCAAAGCCAGTAAGAATTCCTGGGGCTCCACCCATTGCATCGGCACGATCTTTAATAGCCATAATATGACGTTCTGCTGACTCAATATCTGTTACGTCTAAGTCACGAACGCTATTAGTAAACTTTGATAAGGTTGCTAACTTACTCTGCATATCAGAAAGGACTCTTGATGCAGCATCTTCTTTTAATGCGGATCCTGATTGAAGAAGAATAGACTTTAGCTTGCTAGAAAGATATTCATTCTTTAGCTTATCTAGATAGTATCCAGTCTCACCTTTAGTCTCTACTGGCTCAAAGTCCTTAAAGCGTTCTACTAGAATGCCTGACTCAGGAACTGCTTTGAACTTATAGTAATATGCCTTTAGAGAGTCCCAAATATCACGATGCGATGTAAAAATTTCATCTACATTATCTGCAAGTAAGGTGCTGATGTCTTTATTCTTACATACTGCGGAGATTAGCTCTGCTTCTGTATTCATTCATTTCCGCCTTCAACTAATTCTTTCGTTGCCTTTAGTAGCAATCTACGATGGGTATCATCTTTTTCACGTTCTGTTTTTACATAATCTAATTTATCAAAGTTGTAGAAAAAGAAAGATATGGGGTGGCTAGACTTATTAGTTTTAAAATAATAAACCAGTAACTCTTTCGCCTTGTCAAAGCCAACACTATCTATAACATCCTGCATTGCCCACTTCTCACGAAACTTATTGAGACGTGGCTTCTTGCCATACTTCTCATTATAAAGATTTTCGTATAGGCCAATTAGAACATAAGGTTCTTTCTCATTTGCCACGCTTTAACTCTTCTTCTACTTCACGAGTTTTCTCAATAAGCTTGTCTTCAACAAACTTATATACTCTTTCAGTGGCAGTGTCTACGTTTTCTCCCTGACGAACTGTATCCTCTACTCCAATATTAATCTTAATAGATTCATAGTTACCAAGATTACGTGTGAACGATAGGTCTACTTTTACTTTAGTTTCCATTACTCCGCCTTCCATACTGGGACAAATTTGCCCTCTTCTGTCTTAGTATACAATATCATGTTGTGTTTGAGAAGAGCCTGAAGCTCTGCTCTAGATGGAATATTGCTAGAATACCCAGCCTCAACTATAAATTCATGTAGATCAAGTATGTCTGATTCGCTAAACATAAATTTATACCATGTGCTTTCTGGGTTTCCAATTGGATAAACCCTCTGTGGAATTTTAATTTTACCCTCAAGGATATAGTCCTCTATTGTAACCTTATGTCTTCCTAGCAATAGCCCTACGTCTTTAACAGAATAAGCATTCTCCATATTCTTTTTTACCTGTGAATATGAATACATTACTCTTTTCTTGTCTGGGTAGCACCACGCAATTAACTCGTCTCTTGATCTAGACTGTTTTAATATCTTGTGGATCTTACCATTTAAGAAGAAATAGAGAAGCTTTTTTGATGGTCTGTTTCTCTTTGTTCTAGCCATTTACCCAACGCATTCGTTTCTTTATTTAACATCCATCGTTTCCCGCACATTACGCAAAACAACTCCATGTGTAGCTTTTGAGAAAAAACTCTATCAATAAAAACTCTGCCTGTGCATCTACCACATTTCATCATACTGAAAAATTCTTTCCATCCACAACACACGAATAATCTGGGGCAACGTGGATCATTTGAATATGAGGATAATCATTAACAATGTGTGCAATAGCAAATCCTTTTTGCCAGTCATGGTGCTGGCTATATTTCATGCCATCACTTTTTTCATCACACATGTGCCCAATTTCATATCCACGAAGAGTTTCGCCTTCTCCGTTGTTTCTAAGTTCATATGTTACCATATGCGAAGCAATTCTGTGTGAGTGTCCACGGATCAAGGATATCTGTAGATCTTCCATGTCTTTTCTTACTGCTCCACCTGCCGCAACTGAA